GCCGAACGCCTACCTCGGCGACAACTACACGGAGTTTGACTATGTCTGCGTGGACAACATCGCCAATGTCAAGGACGAGGACCTAAAGACGGTTGATGTGTGGCTATTTAATCGCTTGTGGTGTCAAGGTACACTTGACCAAATCCGTGGCGTTTACAAGGCTCTGACGGCGTTTGGAGCGAAGGTAATCTTGGACCTTGACGACTATTGGGTGCTGGAATCGGGACACATCATGTATCGGCACTATTTGGACACCAAGTTGGATGAGCAAATCCGTGAACACATCCGCTTGGCTGACCATGTGACCACGACCACGGAACACTTGGCGCAGAAGATTCGCCTGCTCAACAAAGCCGTGACCATCCTGCCCAACGAACCCTACGAGGCTTACCAGCAGTACTTACCCGACACGAATGCCGAACCCGAACCGCATCTCTTTAAAATCGGCTGGTTCGGAGGGGCGCAGCACCAGGAGGACATCGCCTTGGTGGAACATTCGTTTTCCCTGCTTGCCCACGACAAGTCGCTGGATGGGCGATACAAAATCTACCTTGGCGGGTGGAACGAGAACCCTGTCTATGCGGACTACGAGCGGATGCTCTCCTGTGCTGGCAAGAACGCCAACTACGGCCGCATCCAAGCGGCGGACATTTACTCCTATGTGGGCGGTTACAACTTCATCAACGCCACCATCGCCCCGCTCCGTGATACCAAGTTCAACAGGCTCAAAAGCGAACTGAAAGTGGTTGAAGCAGGCTGGATGGGCAAGGCTATCATCGCCTCGGAAACCATCCCCTACACGGACATAATCGTCCACGGGCACAACGGTCTGCTCATCCCCTACGGGAAGAAAGACGCTTGGTACAAGGCGGTCCGCAAGTTTGTGAACGAGCCCGACTACGCCAAAGCCCTGGCCGTGCAGTTGTCTAAAGATGTACGGGAGCGGTTTGACATCACCAAGACCGCCGAACGCAGGGCCGAACTCTACCGAAGCATCGGGCGCAAATTGTGAAATTCGGGCGCATCCTACATTTAGGGGTAGAGTGATTTACCTATCCCCCAACACCACCAACACCATCGTCGTCACTTGGACGCAGCGGGCCTCATCGGGGGACCGTTACATCTTGCGGCTGACCAACATCGCCAAGAATGTCACGACCGACTTCACCCTGCTGAAATCAGCCAACCTTTCTTCCTACACGAACCGCTATGACAAATTTCAGATTACCCTGGGGGCGGTTGAAACAGGCTCGTATCGTTATGAAGTTTACGATACCAGTAGCACGGTTGCAGCAGCCGTTGCGGTGGTTGAAACGGGCTTGGCGTATGTACAGGTAATCAGCCTCACATCTAACACCTTCGCCAATACCATCCAATACAATGTTTACGGCGCAAGTGCCGTCAGCATCTTTGATTCAACCTTTGACCAAACATTCCAATGAGCGTACAAACACGCAGTCAGTTACAGGCTTCGGCCCTGACCATCACCAACGAAACCGCCGCCGCAGCCAATACCGCCGCTCGTGTGGGTGGACTCTTTGACGACCTCGCAGATACCGCCACCTTGGACCGAGAGCGGGGCGTGGCGAACCTGTACCTTGACACGGACACCAACTTCACCCCAACCCAAGGGAGTGCGGTAAAACTGACCTCTGCAATGAAGTCGGGTCTGCTGACTACCTACAATTTTTCACGGACGACCAGTTCCATCACCTACACAGGCACAACCAATGCGTCGCTTCGGGTGTCGGTTAACATGGTGATTTCACAAGGAAACGGCAACCAGGTCAAGATTTACATTGCAAAGAACGGAACCGCTATAAATCAGTCCATGGCTGACCTCACGCTATCGCACGACAACGGCCATGCGGTGTTCACCGAAACCGTTCTGCAAGGTGCGGTCAATGACGAATTTACCATCTTGGTCAACGCTATAAGTAGTGGGTCCAATATCACGATTTCGGCTCTATCCTTCACCGTCCACACACTATGAGCAGCATAAAACAATCGTTCACCCAATGGTTGGGTATTGAACACAAAGTCCCCGTGATGCTTGAAAACAAAGCGGGCAAGTACATCACTTATGGGGCGTTCAACGAGTACCCCTACTATCTGCTGGACAACTACCGCCGAAGTTCAAAGCACAACGCAATCGTCAACGGGAAGGTCAATTACATCGTGGGCGGTGGATGGCAACCAGGGGAAAAGATGACGGTTGAGCAGCAGGCCCGCTACGCCAAGTTCTTTGATGGTTTGTCCGAACACGACGACCTCAACGACATCACCGAGAAACTCGTCCTTGACTTGGAACTATTCAACGGGTTTGCCGTTGCGGTTACTTGGAACAAGATGGGGACGATTGCGAAAATGGAACACATTCCCTTTGAAAAGATTCGTGTTGACAAGGACGAGCGGATGTTCCAAGTGGCTGACTGGTACGACGATGCAATGGTCCAACTATACCCCAAAATTGGCGATGTAGAGAAAATCCCCGCCTTTGATGCTGACAATCGCATCGGCAAGCAACTATTCTATTACAGGGTCTATGCCGCTGGCGTGAAGTCCTATCCTTTACCCGAATACATGGGGGGGTTGGCATATATTGAAGCGGACTGTCAAATTGCCAACTTCCATGTGAACAACCTCAAAAACAACTTTTGGGGCGGGTACTTGATAAACTTCAACAACGGGATTCCTACACCCGAAGAACAGGGCGACATTGAGCGGCAAATCAAGCGCAAGTTCAGCGGGACCGACAATGCGGGTCGCTTTGTGGTGACCTTCAACGATGATATCAGCAAGGCTCCCACCTTGGAACCGCTCACACCGAGCGACATGGACAAGCAGTTTGAAATCCTCAACAAGACCGTGCAGCAGGAAATCTTCATCAGTCACAGGGTCGTGAACCCCATGCTATTCGGCGTGAAGACCGAAGGCCAACTGGGTGGACGGCAGGAAATGGTGGAGGCTTACGAACTATTCAAGGCGACCTATGTGAACGACCGTGTTCGCAAGGTGGAGCGGATGATTAACTACTTGGGGTCGTTCAATGGCGTTGAAGGGATGGAACTTATTCCCGTGGAGCCGATTACGGAGCGACTATCCGAGCAAGCCCTGCTGCAAATCATGACCCCCGAAGAACTCCGTGAAAAAGCGGGCCTCCCTGCATTGGAGAAGCAACCCGCCGATGTGGTGGGACCCAATCCCCAACCCGACGAGGTTCCGCAAACGCCCGTGGTCATGGGCAACGACAACATCAAGAAACTATCAGGCCGTGAGTACCAAAACCTCATGCGAATCGTCCGTCACTACGCCCAAGAAAAAATCACCTTGGAGATGGCCCGCACCATGTTGTCCGCTGGTTTCGGTCTAACCCCCGAAGAAGTGAACACCTTATTGGGCGTGCAGGAGCAAGCCTTCAGCGAGCCTATGTGGGGCGAAGAAGACACCGAGGACTACGGATGGGGGGAAGAAGAGTTCAAGGTCTTGGAGGTGGTCGCAAGCAAGTTTGGGAGCAGTTCCGACGACTATGTGGTCATGCACTCCAAGCCCATGCGGTTTGACACCGACTTAGACGACCAAGTGCGTCAAGCGTTTGCAGAACTTGGGGAGGAAGAAAAGGAACTTGACGAGAAGATTGAAAAGTACCGCAAGAAGAATCGGGATGCTTCCGTGGAAGAAATGGCCAAGGAGTTCGGGGTCAGCAAGGCGAAGGTCGCCAAGCGTGTGGCGTACTTGATTACGAAAGACCGCTACCCCATCGCAAGGGCCGTGGACCAAATCGCCAAGGAAGGGGCAAAGCCAACGGATGAACCCGTGCTGGAGGTCCGCTACAAATATTCTTGGGCGGCAGGTTTCAGCAACAAGGACAAACGGACGAGCCGTGAGTTCTGCAAGGTCATGCTGGACCTCGCTGACCAAGGGAAGGTGTACACACGGGACGATATAAATGGCATCTCCAACATCATGGGCTATAGCGTTTGGAATCGCAGAGGCGGGTGGTATCACACAGCCAGCGGAGTGAATCGCCCCCAATGCAGGCACATTTGGGAGCAGCAAATTGTAATCCGCAAAGGCAATAAAATCACTAAAGCATGAAGGCACTCTTTATCAGCGAACAAACCCTGCTGGACAACTCCGTAATCAACGAGAATGTTTCCTTTACGCAGATACGGCCCACGATCGTAAAGGTGCAAGAAATGCGGATCCAACCAATAGTCGGATCGGCCCTGTACTCGGAAATGGTGACGCAGGTGGTGAGCGGCACGACCACGGCCCTGAACACCACCCTGCTGGAGGACTACATCCAACCCGCCATGGTGCAATGGCTTTATTACGAGTTACCGATGGTCTTGGCGTTCAAGTACATGAACAAGGGCATGGTCCGCCGTACCAGCGAGGAAAGTTCCCAAATGTCCATGGACGAAATCACAAGGTTGACGGACAAAGTGAAGAACGATGCCGAGTGGTACTCCGAGCGCATCACCCGCTACTTGATGGAGAACCGCACCGACTACCCGCTCTTTAACTCCCCGCCATCGGCCCTTGATACTATTTACCCGAACGGAACCAACTACAACACAGGCATGGCCTTGGACGCTCGGACCCTCCGCCGTGGCGCTGGGCTTGATAGACCATGGCCATACGGTTACGACCCTTACTGCAACAACTGCTAACGATGGGCGCACATTCTAAAAACATTCTGAAACTCCAAGCATATGTCATGGATAAAAATCAAGCAGGCACTCCTTGCGCTTGCAAATGCTCACCCTCAAGTAAACTCCTTCGGGACGGGGGACCCTCTTGCAATCGGAACGGACAACACCATCAACCTGCGAACCCCAAGTCGTGAGCGAATCGTCTATCCGCTCGTCTTTGCGGATGTTCAGTCAGCAAGCACGGACTTGGGCAGTTTGGCTCTTACTGTGGGTGTCTATTTTAGCGACCGAGTGGAATCCATTGCCACGATGGGCGGAGTGGTTTCGGGAAGCCCGACGCTTGGTTGGCAAGACAATGAGGATGAAGTTTTGAGCGACCAACTACAAATCGCCCAGGACTTCATATCGTCGCTTACAAACGACCCGACGCAAGAGTGGACGCTAAGTACCTCCGTGTCGCTTACGAGGTTTGTAGAGAGCCGTGACGACCGCACGGCGGGATGGGTGGCTACGATGTCATTCCAACTCCCATACGGCCACAACATTTGTGAAATTCCTACCTAAGATACATTTACCCTAAATACCCCAAGCAATGCCTACACCTATTTTACAACAAATGCTCGGACAGGGCGGTTCCATGCGATTCGTGGACGCTGCGGTATCGGGCCAAAACTTTGACTTCATCGTGGTGAACACCGCCGCTACCTTCACGACCCTAACGGGTTCGGGAGGGGAGGATTTGCTGACTGCTTACGCTATGAGCGGCAAGTCCGTTTCCGCTGGCATCGTCATAAGCGGAAGGAACGGCGGCAAGATTACGGCGGTCACTCCGTCGGTCGGTAGCGTCATCGGATATACATTCCTGTAAGCGATGTTTTTAGGCTACGGCTACGGCTATCCATTAAGCACCCTGCAAGGCGGTGGCTTATCGGCTTCGGCATGGGCTGCCTTCAACACCCGTGCTGATGCGGATGGAGCAACCACGGCAGAGGCTGCGGTCAGCGGTTGCCTGTTCGGTCGCTTTGCTACGATTTACAATTTCTAACAATGCCGACACCTTCGCTCCTAATCGTTCCCGCCCGCTTCAAGTCGGGCAAACTTTACTCGCAGTTACCAACCAGCGGGGCGGGTGATTTCACGGTCACCCGTGCGACTACTGCAACCCGTGTAAACGCAAGTGGACTTATTGAGTCGGTGGCTTCGGGGATACCGAGGTTGGACTACTTGTCAAGCGATGGAACGGTTGGGTGTCCTGCGCTTTTGGTGGAGCCGAGTGGGACGAATACGCTATCGGGGTCGGTTAGCCTTGATACTGGATGGACGATAACGGCAGACACAATAGTAACATCAGGGATTATTTCACCAAGTGGAAGTACAAATGCGACCTTGTTTCAAGCGACAAATACCGCATCACGGGTGCGTCAAACGGCAACGCTTGCAAGTGGTTCAACCTACACTTTCTCTTGTTTCGGAAAATTTGGCGCATTGTCAAGCGGATTTTCACTCAATGTTTTTGACGAAAATGCTGCAAGTTATGGGAGCGGTGTTTGTCAAGCGTTTAACCTCAATGAGGGAACATTAGGTGCAAGCGGAACAACTGGTGCTGGATTTACGCTTCAAAGCGTTGGAATGGAAAACTACGGCAGTGGTTGGTATCGTTGCAGAATGACCGTGCTGATGGGTTACACGCCAACAACCCCAAGAGTTGGATTTAGGGTTGGTACGCAAATAAGCGGAAGACCTCTATCGGTAGCCAGCGGCACGGTCAATGCTTGGGGCGCACAACTTGAAACAGGCTCGGTAGCAACATCCTACATCCCCACCACCACCGCAGCGGTCACCCGCAACGCAGATGCAATTAGGGTCAGCGGAGCGGTGAGCGGAAGTATCGGGCAGACGGTCGGAACCATCTACTGCGAATTTGCGTATTTTGGAAGACCATCAGTTCAGTCGGGGCCGATATTTTTAAGGGAAACAAGTTTGAGGGGGTTGAGCATTGGAACAGCAGGGGTTACAAACATAAACTTTACCTCAAGGAATAACGCAGGCTCAACTTCCCTTGCAATAGTTACTGGTTCAGTTCAACTTAATACCTACTATAAAGTAGCAATCGCATACGATGCAAATGGAACTGCGGCAGGAGGTTCTGAGGTAAGTGGGGTTGTTGCGTATGTGAATGGAGTGCAAACCAATATCGGAACATTTCGTGTACCTGATGGAGTATTAAGCGAATTTAGAATGTTTGGCGCACCTGCCGCAAGTGCTGACACCGACCCATTTAATGGTCGCATCCTTGCCGCCGCTCTCTACACCACCCGCTTGTCCAACGATGAACTCGCAGCCCTCACAAGCCTTTAACAATGGCCACCTTCCGCAAGTTCGCATTCCCGTCGCAGAAGGTCGCAGACCAGTTGTTGCAATCCCTGCAACCGCTTGACACGGCCGTTCCCCTCGGAGAACTGGATGGCTTGGTATGCTACGACATACTATTCCAAGACGCTTATCCCGATTCCTTCGCCGCTTACATCGTATGGCCCACGCCTTGCGGAGTGCATTCCTTCCTCGGATGGGACGCTCAATACGCTGCTGACTACAAAGAATTTGCAACACCGCAAAGCAAATAACATTTACAACCATGGGACTATTTCGCCGCAACCCTAACAAACCCAACCTTATGCAATCAGCCATCATCGCTCTACTTCGTCACTTGCTCACCTTCATCGGCGGTACACTCGTCGCCAAAGGCGTCATTGATACCGCAACTCTGACCGAAATCATCGGTGCGATAATTACTTTGTTGTCAGTTGGTTGGATGGCCGTTGAGAAAGTAAAGGCTAAACCCGAAGCACCGAAGGCGTGAACTTGATTGAAACCACTATCATCGGGTCCATCTCCGCAATCGTCGGGGGTGCAGTTGCTTGGCTGACCAAAGGCAAATTCACGGCCGATAGTTTGCAGGTCAAGCAAGCCCAAGCGGTGCTGGCTATGTGGCAGGCAACCGCCGAAGCACAAAACAAAGAGTTGACTGAATTACGCAATGAACTTGTAGTTTTGCGTCAACGGATTGAGAGTTTGGAACATACCATCCATGCCCTTGAATCCGAGAACGCAACACTAAAAGCCATGCAATGATTCTACCACTCACCAAGCACAGCCGAAACATCCATGACATCACCTGCCAAAGCGGGCAGGAGTTTCTTCTAATCAGCGACCTGCATTGGGACAACCCCCATTGCGATAGGGGACTGCTGACCAACCACCTAAAGGAAGCCCAACGGCGCAGCGCAGGAGTCATCGTCAACGGTGACTTTTTTTGTTTGATGCAAGGCAAGGGCGACCCAAGACGGAGCAAGGAAGACATACGGGAAGAACACAATAACGCCAGGTACCTGGACTCCATCGTCAACACGGCCGTGGAATGGTTTGCACCCTATGCAAAGAACCTGCTGCTGGTTGGCTACGGGAACCACGAAACATCCATCATCCACCACCAAGAAACCGACATCCTGCAACGCTTCGCAAGCACGCTGAACTACGCCACGGGGTCAGCGGTTGAGGTTGGCGGATACGGCGGCACGATTGATATCCGAGTGCAACACGACAACCTCCGTGGGGTCAACTTCGTAGTGCATTATTTTCATGGTGCAGGTGGGGGAGGCCCCGTCAGCCGTGGAGTAATTCATGACCAACGGTTACTCGCATCCACCGAAGGCTACGACTTGACTTGGATGGGCCATGTCCACGAGTTATACTACCACCAAAACATGATTCACCGCTATGACCGTTCCACGAAGACGCTCCTTCAAAAACCTATTCACCAACTTAGGACGGCGACTTACAAGGAAGAGTGGGACGGAGGGTACATGGGCTTTCATACTGAACGAGGAAGAGGCCCGAAGCCTTTGGGAGGCTATTGGATGAAATTGGAAACGAGCCGCAATGCCAGCAAGGACAACAAAGGTCCCGAACTGCAACTGCACGCCACCTTCACTCCTGCGGATAGGTTGTATTAATCCTCCTGCGTATCGGAGGCGGTCAAGTACAGGTAACCGTACTCTTTCTCCGCATTGAACTGCGGACATTCCTTGGCCACTCCTGGGAAGTCCCGATGGCCACAAATGCGGGCCTTGGGGTACTTCTGCAACCACGATAGCAACACCCCTGCGATGGCTTGGCGTTGCTGTATGGTGCGGTCATCCGTGTCCTTCCCCCCGATATACGACACATGCAGGCTCGTTGCGTTGTGTCCTGCAACCCCGTTGGTCACCTTGTCGTCGGTGGCCAAGGTCGTGATGTTCCCGTTGGGTTCAATGATTTTGTGATACCCCACGGCCTTCCAGCCCAATCCCTCCTTCCAATGTTTGCGGATGGATGCGATGGTTGTGTTCTTCGGGGTGGCGGTGCAATGGACGACGAGGTGGGTGATATTTCTCATTCTTCGGGGTTAAGGAGTGGGTAGTAACAAACGGTATGGTCCTGCTCGGTGGGTAACTGGGAGGCTGACACTTCATGAACCCCCGCCCATTGAGCCTTGGCGGGGTCGTACCCAAGCAACTCGCAAGCACGGCGGTACTCGCACAGGAGGGCGTGGTTCTGCTCCAAGTCAGCGGGCGATATGGCTATCATCAGCCGCTCCAAGGCGTTTGTGAGGGCTTTGGCGGGTCGGGTAGAGTGGTAGGTCATACCGCAAATTTATACCCGATAGCGCAGAAATATGCCCAAAACAGAGAGTTTTGAAAATCTTATACCGCATCGGGTGTAAATGCTCCAAAAGAAAAATGACTACAATGGTCGCAAAAGGGTAGAGGCGTTGTAACTTTGTCGGACACTAAACCACCAACCATGCCACAAACCATCAAAAAGTACCCCGTCGTCGTTGTAGAATCAGCGACTGACCCCGTGTCCAAAGAAACCTGCGGAGGCGACCAATACACCCTTGTAACCCCAAAGAGCAAGGCGAGAGCATTTTCAATGGCCAAACTATTGAAGAACTTTTACGAAGTCCATGTGTACGAAGAAGACACCGATGTCCGAGGCCATTGGATTTTTAAGAATGGCGTTATGATTGAAAATATGTTCAGCAACTAACCCCAAAACCATGACCCACGAAACCAAAACCAAACTCAAAGCCGCCCTTGCGACGGGCTACATCGTGCTGACCGCCTGCCTCGGCCTCGCATTTTTCGGCAGATTCTTTCTTGCAATCATCACCAACTAAACCCCAAACCATGAAACCACTATCCCCCGAACAACTCGCTAAGATTGCCAAGCCACTCCCCCCCGAAGCCATTGCCGCTCATCCCCGCATGGCGGGCCTCTCAACCATTAAGGGCATCTTTGTAACCGAACGCCTCAACCAGGTATTCGGTGTCGGTGCGTGGGTCGTCAAGACCGACTTGTCTGCCCCCATTGCAACCGTCCACACCACAACAAATGCTGGCCGTGAGCGGATTGAGTACACCGCCGTCGCCAAGACCATCTTCACGGTTCCCGAACACGACATCTACTACGAGTGCATCGCATCCAGCACCAACTCCGACCCAGGCGATGCCGCCAAGGGTGCGACCACGGATGCAATTACCAAGATT